CTGCCGTGGGGCGAGTGCTGTACACCGTGCCACATTGATTCCCACTTGGATCTTGTGGTTGGACTGTGAAACGAGTACCACCATTAGAGAAGACGTACATGGATGCAACTTTGCCTGGATGGGTTGCAGCTAAATGATTCTGAGCAGTGGTAGACATTGGAGTGGCCAATGTCCATGAGGGCCTATAAGACCAGTTCGGTATAGTATAATTCGCAATAGTCAGATTAACTTGCTCATTACTAAACCAAGCTGGAATCATGGCCAACTGCTTCAAACTATTGAATTTCTCACCTATAATGCTGGCAGATGGCTCAATAGTTGCAGTTGGAAACAACTGTTCAGAAAGATTTGAATTCCCCAAAACCTCCACTCCAGATTGAAGAAATGCTTCACCAACAGTAGTGTTAATAGTACACATACTCGGAGCGGTAGTCACAGCAAATTCAAAATCTGGTTTTGCTGAAACCTCAACAACAAAATTGATGGTGGAAGAGGCTTGCGTACTTGAAGCTACAAGTGGATTCAAGACTACCATGCTGAGTGCACCAATCGAATCATTGACACTCGCATAAGGGGTGGGAAAAATGAAAGGTACGTCAAATTCGAAATTGCACCCACTGCGTAAATCAATTATCATAGAAAACTGATTGACTTGAGTGAGGCCACCTGGGGACTCAGGAATGCGTGCCACATTGTTTATACCTAACGTACCAGCAGTTTCGGCATAAGGTATAAATGTGACAAGGATTTGTCCTGCGTGAAACTGGGTCTTTGCAAAAGTTAAATGAAACCTCACTCCCCCACGCCAATATCTGAAATGATCTGCCAAGTACATTATAGTGCTGGGATATATACAATTCGTTGTTGCTGTTGAACTGACAGGCACGGGGAGGTTTCCACTGCCAGTAGACCTGTACCACCAACTGTACGGGGAGATCTTAGTACCATATAGCAAGGCGTTTGCGGCCTGCCCGGTGCTCATTGTTCCCAAGTATATCTGTGATGGTTTAGGCAAAACGTATGAAAATGCCATTGCATCTTCATCACAAGCACCTAACACTTCACTCACTTCAAGTTTATTAGATTGAAAGGGTGACAGTTTACTAGAAGCAATAGGGACATCTATATGGGCAGGATCAAGGGTGTGCCTGTCCAGTTTCAATTGGACTGCCTCCTCTATGGCAGGGGCTGCATAACCAAACGCAGCTGCGGTTCCGGCAAGGGTGTTAGCCAACCATGCTGGTGTCCCAGCAAAACTGCCTATGATTGGAACTCGCGAAATGAAATTCAATCCCTTGCCCACTGTTCCCAGTGTGGAAGATATGACCTTCGATTTTCGCAGCTCCTGATCAGCCTTTGCTAAACCTCGTGCAGTCTTCTTAGCCACCGTGTGGGCTTGCTTAACCCGGGTTACTACTGATTGTACATCATTAGTGATCCCACTATTTAACAGCACGGTATTGTCAACCCAAGAAGTAGACCCAATAAGCTCCAAATCTGTCAAACTAACATAAACCCTGTACGGAATTGCAGCTGTACTAGGTGCTATAGGTACGGGAGTGATGTTCGTGAGTGAAAACAGCCCATAAGGAACGGCATCAGATGATCCGTCCCGCAGTGGAAAATAGTCAAACGGGTATAAAAACGGAACTGACAATGTCACTTCATTTGTTTCCTCAAAATTCAACCGCACGTGGGGTGTCTGCGTACAAGAAAAGGGAAACGATGTCCTGTCAAAAGTATATGTAGCCGTCGGATCAGCCCCATATTGAAAGGACAAAACACTAATTCCCTGAGCGAAGGGAGTAGGTGAACATCTTACGGTTATGTTGAGCGTGAAACGCATACCAAACACACCAGTCATACGGGCTAGAAAATTAGGATACCAACCGTTGAAAGTAGCCAACGCTATACCTGTTGAAAATATATTACCAACACCTGCAGGAAAAACTCCTTGCCTTACTGTTCGCTCACGTGAAAAATAATCTCTTAAATCTTGAGTCTCTGAAGTAGGCTCACTAATAAAAGAGGGCGTTGTGTATGGAATATGCACACACTTGGGTGCTGTTCCCTCTACTGCTAGGAGGTTGGTATCCTCACTATGCATCGGATTCTGTATTGCGTTTATAGAGTCGCATTCTCTTACATCGGAAATTTCTTTAGCGAGTATCTATGTACAAGCATGGTATACTCAAACCATGCAGGTGGAAGACTTTCTCTGATACGCTCTGAGTAGTAGGCTAAATAGCCGCGTTGAGTTTATCCTTTCAATCACACACACCCAGTCTTGCCTTCTTTTAATGTGTGGATCAGTATATATCTCATATCCAACTATCTACAGTGTTGAGCCTCCACTCACGACATGCATCGTAAGTGGTGAGCTTGACGTCGGATAACATGTCATGCTCAATCAACCACGGGAATAACTTCCCGGTCACTTCTTCCCATTTTTCAGGTGAGTGAAGTGATAACTCGCCCAGCGTGTTCTGGACATTGTCAATCATGTCTTCCTTAAGACCACGATTGTTTTTGTGCCAGTATGCTGGAAACAGCATGCTACCGTCGAGCAAGGGTGCCAATACTCCCACACCAGGTTCAAACCGAGTGAAACGCTGCAGGAAAGTGATGTCCTCGATGGGTTCGAACTCCACCAATTCTTTGTCTTTCTTGTCAGACGTATAGGTCAGACCCAAAGTCCTTTCCATTTCTCCTGCCACCGTACGCTGATTGAAGACGTCGCGCATGGTGTCAGATACTGACACAACATTGTCGTCACCGAAGGGGATGAGCACAACATGCTTGTGCATGTCTGAAACATCTCCGGTGAGACGCACGTAGCATAGTGCCAAAG